TACTAATAAACGACCTAATGCCTTACCTATATCTCTATTAGGATGAGGACACATTTCAGTATGATAATAATCAGCTCCGTATGAAAAAGCTATTTTTTCATACCCTAACAATTTATAAGTATGATAACATTTAACAGCATCACTAAATGATTTACCTTGAACTACAGCTACTTTTTTTACTCCATCAGGAAGTTCTACATGCCACCATTCTTTAGCATTACGCATAGATTTAATAGCATCTTCCCATACATCTGGGATGATAAATTCGTTAGGTTTGAGTTCATTCACCCAATATAATAAACGATCTGTATTATATGCTTCGCCTAATTCATGAAGTGAATTATCCATTATAATATACCGTCCTTTTTGTTTTGCTTCCCTAAAGTATTTTTCATAGTCAGGATACAAATCTAAAAGGTGGGGGAGACAATAATCATAGTCATTAAACCAGTTACTAGCTTCTAAATAAGCTATAGGAACTTCATGTGATACTTTCATTAACTTTTATTTTTAGGAGGACGTCCTCTACGAGGTTTTATAGTTTCAGGTATATTATATTTACGAAATTTTTGTTCACAATAAATATAAAAATCTTTTACACTACCATCAAACTCTATTACATCTTTGTCAAAATCTTCTTCAGTCATACGAAATGTCTTGACAAAATCTTTTTTTAATTGAGTGAGATTTTCATTTTCATATTTTTCATGGTCTTCACGTAAGCGTCTACGACGTTGAAAATCCATTACACTTTCTTCACAAAAACGTTCATGATCACCAGGATATTTTAGTCTTTTTTGTTCAATTTCCCATTCACAATATTGAATCTGCCAAAAATAGGGGCTAAAGTTATAGTCACCATTATTAATTTTATCTAACAAGAGTGAATCTTTATGGAGTGGTTTATTTTTAGCTGACCATCTTCTCCACCAAAAGAATTGATTGTAATTGATTTTTTGGAGTTTAGACAACTCTTTTTCAATAGATACAATTGAATGGCTCATATCATAAAGATAAAAAAAGGCTTGGCAAAAGCCAAGCCTAATTTTTTTTAAATTTACTTTTAATCTTCAGGATTAATATTTTTATGTTGGTCTATTTTATTTAGAATAGTTTTTAAAACATCATTAGGTATTAAATCTAACATTGAGGCATTCTTTAAAATACTAATTAACTGGAATACTATAAATGGTATAATGATAGTTTCACTTAACCATCCTGCTCCTATGTAAGCACTTTCTATACTTAGAATAGTGGTTAATAAAATAATCCAGAAAAATAAGGATTTAAGAACTTTTAGGGCTTTATAAGTTTTGAATCCTTCACGTTTGGTTCCTGCCCAAATCCCAAAGAATCCATCTACAAATAAGACTCCTACTAATGCCATGTATTGTTCGGCATTATTAAGAGTTAAGTTCCAAAAATAGGAACAAAGGAAGGAGAAAGTAGTAGATATTGACAAGAGTATAATTGTAAGCAAATTAGTTTTCATGTAAAATGTTAAATCGGTGACACAAGATTTTAGCTTACAACCCTTCATTCCTTGGATAAATATTTAAATCTTTGTTAAAGTATCTTGTAAAAACTTAATAGTTTGAAGCCCTTGAATTTTTTTAGTAGTATCTTCTTTATCCAAAATAGTCATTGATTTTTTAAATATATCTAAATCTGATTGGGGGTTAGCAGATAAAAATTTAATTTCAATTAAATGTTCTTCTTTCCCATCACTTCTAGATGTATTTCTTTTGTCTAAAGAATCCGAAGGCAAAGTGTTAACTACCGTAATTTGTTTAGTAGCCCTGATCATATCAAGTATATCAGTAATGTTAACCTCAGAAGAAGTAACAATATATGCTGTTACTTTATAAGAAAATAACATTTCTAATATTAAATCTTTTAATTTGGGCATGTTTATAAATATTTACCCCTCACAGGCTACACAATCTGCTGTTCTAGATCCTAAATCTCCTTTAATCACACTATCGGTACGTAAGTAATATAATGTTTTAACCCCTAATTTCCAAGCTTCCATATGAACCTGGTTGATCCATTTAGGTGAGTCAGTTGGGTCAAAACTTAGATTAAGTGATTGTGTTTGATCAATATACTTTTGTCTAATAGCAGCCTGTTTAACAAGTTCAAATTGATTAACTTCACTAAAAGTTAAGAATACTTCTTTTTCATCTGGTGAAAGAATATTATCAGGAAGATTTTGGACTGAACCCTTATCAGCTAAAATTTGATCCCAAACTTTACTTGTGTTATGTCCTTTTTCTTCCAATAGTTTCTCAAGGATTTTATTTTTAACAATAAATGTTCCTTTAGCTCCATTAAAAGTATAAACATTAGCTGGAATCGGTTCAATGCCTGCTGAGCAATCTGAAATTCGTGAGTTAGACACTGTAGGCGCAATAGCTAATAGGTGGGTATTTCTCATACCTGTCCCTTTACACCAAACAGGTTCACCATATTCTATGGCTAATTGGCGTGAAGTAGCTTCGGCTTTTTGTTTAATATCACTAAAAATAGTATGAGTCCAAGCGGTTGAAGCAATTGAATTAAACGGTAAATTCTTTTGTTGGAGAAATGTATGCCAACCCATTACACCTAAACCAAGTGCTCTACCTTTTTTGGCATGTCTGTGGGTTCTAATAAGTGAATCTTTACCATTACTTTTATCTATAAACTCTTGCATAACTCCATCTAAAAATCTAATTGAAATTTCAATCAAATCAGTATCTTTCCATTCATCATATTTAGCTAAATTAACTGATGAAAGGCAACAAATAAATGAATGTTCTTCATCTGTATGAAGTGTAATTTCAGTGCAGATATTAGTCATAGTAACATCCAAATTATTCATAGCGTAAGCTAGTGGATTGGCCTTATTTACATTATCTTTAAACATAATATAAGGTTCGCCTGTCTCTACTCTAGTTTTAAGAATTTCTAACCAAGTAGACATAGCTTCACTATCTCTTTCTCCTAAACGTCTCATAAAACTATCATCTACAACTACACATTGATGGAGATTAAGACATTGTCTATTTGGATCTCCTTTAGGACGTCTAATTTGAAGGAATTCTTTAATGTCTGGGTGGTTGATGTCTAAGTTAACAGAAGCTGCTCCTCGTCTAACTGAACCTTGGTTAGTAGCTATGATAGATGAATCATAAATTTTACACCAAGGAACTACACCTTCAGATTTACCATTGCCTGTAATAGCTGTTCCTCTAGGTCTAATACGAGAAACACTAACTCCTACTCCACCCCCTAGTGCTGTTAGTTTCATCAATTCAGCATTAGTTAAACCAATGCCTCTAATTGAGTCAGGTGTATCAATACCAAAACAAGAAATAGGAAGACCACGGTCTGTACCAGTATTTGAGAGAACAGGGCTAGCTAACCCTAGCCACCCGTTCCAAATATATTTAAAGAATTTAGCCTCTAAATCAGGCCTGTTAACGCGTTCAGCTATTGCTTTTGATACTCTACGGTATGCTTTTTTAGGCGTTTCTCCGGGGAGAAGATAACCTTTAGATATAGTAGAAAGAGAAATTTCATCCATCCACTCAGGATAATCTTTCCCCTTTACCCAATCTTGAACATTGGATATCAAATTATTGTCCATATTTTAAATTAATTATTCTTAAGAATTTTTATTTACTACGGACCAAACTGTTCCAATTAAAGTTAAAAGGGCACCCGAAATTTCTACAAAAGAAGCTTCATCAATAACACCTTTAGTGATTAAAACACCACCTACAAAGGTTAAAGCATGTCTAATTATACCTAAAATTTGTTCTTTTTTCATTTTATTAACTTTTTAGTTATGTTTATAAATATTTTAAAAAATTGACTCATCCCAAGTCAAGTGCCCTTTAGAATAATTAGTTACTCTTGAAGCAAAAAAATCTGTGTGTTGTTTGCCTGCTGATAAAGCATCAAACCACTTCATTCTATCAACAGCAGTTAAATCTACATCATCAACAATTGCAGGATATCCTAAATCACTTAATTTAGTGTTAACTCTATTTTTAATAAAGTTTTGAAGATCATATTTAGGGCATCCTTCTAAGTCTCCTAATTCATAAACTTTATCAATAAAATCAAGTTCAAGTTTTAAAGATAATAGTGCAGCTTCATTTATTGCGGTTTTGAGTTCCGGAGTCTTGAGCTTAGGGTTTTCCTTGACAAGTGTTCTAAATAGCCAACATCCCGCTTCGGAGTGCATTGATTCGTCTCTAATAGACCATTCAACAATTTGACCGACCCCTTTAAGCTTATTTCGCATCTTGAAAGATAATAAGATGGCAAATGAAGAGAATAAATTAACTCCTTCGGTAAACGCCGAGAAGATGGCGAGAGACTTAGCGATATTTTGTAAATCTTCCTCACCATTAAAACTGTCCCTAGTAGACATAAGGTTTTCAATTTTAGCCATTGTAGCTTCATCCTCGAGAAATTCTGAGAAGTTGTCAAGTCCAAGTGTTTCATTTAGTAAAGAATATGCCTCAGCATGAATTGTTTCCATAGCACCAAAAGTAGTTGCCATTGCTATAATTTCAGGTTTTCTAAACCATTTAGTTACTAATCCAGTCCAATAGTCATTTACTATTGTTTCAGTTTGAGCAAAACCTTTTAAAATAGAACCAATTATGTTTTTTTCTGTTTCTGTTAAATTTTGTTTCCAGTCATTTATATCACTCATCATTGGTACCTCAGTATGAAGCCAATGTGCTTGTTGTTGTTTTAGCCAATAATCGTGTGCTTCAGGATACTCGAATGGTTTATAGACGATTCTTTCCTGCAAAAGGTTACTTTTTGCCATTTTGTTGTTGTGTTTTAGGAATTTAGTTGAAAAAATTGTTGTGCTAAAAGTTCTCGGTCTAAGCTATTAAAATTTGCATTGCTTGCAAACTTATTAGAAGGAGGAGTTTCATCACCATCAAAATGGTGATCCGTAACCTCAAAATGGCCTGTAGATGTGTCTATTTTTGCCGAGAATGTCATACCATCCATCCCATATCTATTTTTCATAATGTGAAATCTACCAGTGCCATTAACTTTATCTTCCTTCTTGCGTGAAAGAGATATTGCTATGTCAGTAACCATAATTTTATCATAGCTACCAGCTGCCTTATCACCTTCAATTACATCATCCTTAGCTCCTGCCCTGTTTACTTGAGAAACTGACCAGACTGGGATTTGTAATTCTTTAGCAAGTCCTTTAGTACTTAAATAAATATCATCTATTTCTCCTTTACGGTCTTGGACTCGTTTTCTTGAAGAAAGAAGATCTACATAATCAATAACAACTAAGTCTGGTTTAAAGTTTAGGTCAGAACATTTCTGGATATGAGAACGAAGTGTATTTACAGTAGCTTGTCCTGGGGCGTATTCTTTAATAATAAGTTGACCAGGGAGTTGCTCAACTATATCGTTGATATTTTTTCTATGGTTAAATAATGTATCTACTGAATGACCTGTAAAATAAGCATCAAATCGTCGCCCCACATAATCTTCGCCAAGTTCTAAAGTATAGTAAACTACATTATAACCTAACTTTACGGCATAGCCCGCAATTGCAACCATAGTCCACGACTTACCTCCTCCAGGATTACCAAATATAAGACCAAAGTCTCCATTGCCAATCCCCCCTTGCATAAGTTCATTAAATTTGTCCCAAGGAGTAGGTACAATTTTTCTTGACTCTTCTCTATAACGATTTTCAGTATCTTTGCTATATTCATGACCTATATTTTTTTCTGCACCTGCTTTTAGAGCACTATCAATTAATCCTCTAATAGATTCAAAATCTCCAGAATTGAGTAAATCTACTGAGTTTAATAGTGCTTTTTTTAGTTGTTGATTTTTACAAAAATTAGCAAACTCTTCTTCTACATATTTTAAATCTTCATCAGAAGTTTGATATGCTTCTCGAAGTTGTTCTTTAATAGAAAGTTGAAGTACCTCATTAGATACTTTTTTCATTTCTACTTTTAACACCTCCATTGTAGGAGTAGTAT